ATAAAGGATTATATTTTTTATTCAGTATCAGTTTCAACAAATGTTATGACAGGCATATTAATAGCTTTATCGCCAGAAGTTACATCTAGCCTATTTGTTTCATTCCATCCAAGCCTAGTCTTAGCAGCGTGTATAACAACTGAAGGCACTTTATCTTTCACACATTCATAATACTTAGACTTGATAAAGTCTTTTTGTATGTTTTCTATTTCTTGTACTTTGTCTGCAAATTCTTGATCCTCTTTTAGCCATTTGTAAAAGTTTGTCCTTGAAAGGTCAGTTGCTTTTAATGCAGTAGTAATTACTCCTAAAGAGCTTTCTAATGCTTTGAGTAATCTTTCTTTGTTAATCTTTGTTCTATTTTGTTCCATTTTTCAATGTTATATTAGAGCGTGATGGTGGAATTGCACCCCTTCTTTGACTTGGAATAGCCAACGCATTACTGTATATGCTAATCACGCTTATTTTCTTTTCTTTCTTTTAATGTTATCTTTTCACCTTTATACATTCCTGCTCCTTCTTTGTCTATATCTGAGAATGGAATAATTGGTTTTGTTAAATTACTTTCCATTTTTTTATCTATAAAATAAATATATTTTAATTGATAACCTTCTAACAACTCAACATCTATATTTCTTTCTTTTAATTTAGGAATATCACTTTTTTTTAAAAAACTTGTAGTTAATCCTAAATCATAAGTTTTCTTTATATGTGCTATCTTTCCATTTATCTTACAAATACCTGCATTTTTAGCAATACCAACTAACTTAAAACCACTTGCTCTGTATATAGTTCCATCTCCACATTGTGTGCCATCAGCAAAACTAATCACCCATTTAATATGAGGTGCGTTTTTCTTTATTAATTTCATAGCTACACTTATACATCTGCTTTCACTATACTTAGGAAGAAAGTCATTAAAAGCCATTCGGTTTAATTCAATAAACTCATTCCAACCTGTTCCTTCTACTAAGTTAATTGTTCCCTTTTTATTTATACTAGGTCCGAAACTCATTACTCCGTGTAAACGCTTATCTAAAAAGCAACCAAAATGTAAAGTACTATTAGGAACAACCTTACCTGAGTAGTGTTGTTTCTTCACAAATGAATTAGCAATTTTACTTGTTATAACTTTTACTATTATTTCTTTTGCTCTACCCATTGTTGTATTAATAAATATAAAGCGTTACCATTTCCATTTTCATTTCCAAAAGTTTCTACAAACTTATACTCCTCTGTGTATTTTATTTCTTGTATAGCTTCTTTTATTATATTACTTTGCTCTTTAGTTAAAGTGTATGTTATTTGTTCTAAGTTGCTTTTTTCCCCGTCAGGTAAACTAAACTCATCTGTTGTTTCAATATCATCTTCATTTTGCCATACATCTAAACCCCATTCAGCAAGTTGTACACTATCCCATTCATTAGCTAACATATCCCATTCCCATTCACCAAAACCTACATTGTCTTTTACAATAAACTCTTTCTTTTGTTCTTCAGTTAATCCTTCAGCTATTTCAATCCATACTTCTTTTAGCCCTGCATCTTTACTTGCTTTAAGTCGCATATTACCACCAAGCACAATCATATTTTCATCTACAACTATTGGTCTTAGCTTTAGCATCTCAGGAAATTCTTGTATTGACTTAACTAACTTTTTAAACTTATCGTTTTTAATAATTCTAGGATTATTAGGATTTCCCTTTACTTGACTGATCTTAACTTGTTGCTTCATAGTATATAATAGAATTTTTTAATATTTATTTATTAGCTTTCGTGATAGACTGTTGTCAAACCTCTTTTTTAATTCTTTACTTATTCCAGCACTAAGCATTTCTTGATTTATCCTAAACTTAGCTGCTATAATTTTCATGCTTATGTCTGGGTTTTCAAAGTAATATTTTACAGCTTTACTCGTTAGAGCTTTTAAGTATGTTCTTGATCTTGTCTTTCTCATTATTAGAATAATTTGTTTTGCTCTACTTCTTTTTCTTTAATAATTCCCTCAGCACAATTTAAAATATGCAAACCTGTTTTAGGCTCTACACAATTTCTTAATGTAACTCCTGCTTTATATCTTGGTTTTGGTATTCCTAAATATTCTGACAATTCATCAGGAGTACTTCTTGATACATCTATGTTTTTTACTTCTAAAGGTGTGACATTAAAATTACTCCAAAACGGATGTCTACCTATTATAAATGATGGTTGCACTAAATATTCATAATAAGGTATTACGTTTTCTATCACCCATTTACCTTTAAACCAAGACCTCAACAGAATAATTTGTTGATATAAGGTTACACCTATATATTGTTTAGTTTTTTGACTATAACATAGTTTACTATGACTAGGACAGGGTGGGCTACTCCATATAAAGTCAAATTGTTCATAATGTTCTAACAGGTAGTAGTGAGCATCTGTTACAACTACGTTATCATTAGGAAACTTGCTTTTATATATCCCTGCTATTTCTGCATTTATTTCTACTGCTGTAACTTCGTGTTCATCCCCCCACAAAGTTCTATTACCACCTATTCCTGCGTATAAATTTAGTATTTTCATTTAATCAAAAGATTCATTAATTCCACGTTCACCACATAGTTTTTCTTTAGCACTATCCCAAAGCTTATCACCTCTTTTCTTTTTACTTAAAGATGCTTCTGTTCTAATTAAACTAGGCATCCCCTCCTCTGGTTCTGCATCCATCCACTTGCCGCAATCACATAGAGCTTGAATACAAACCCATTTGTTTTCTCTCATAGCGATAGTTGATTTACCTATCTCTTTAGTTTCTCCACATTCGCATTTGTATAATGTCATATTGCTAGTCCTCCTGTTAGTATTTCTCTTTCTGAACATAATCTATCAAGCTCAAACTGTAAATGATTGATAGCTTTTTGTATATCTTGATCTGATGGGTTTCCATCTTTTTTGCCTGCTCTTAATAAATAAGATACTGCTGTACCTGTGTTGTAAGTTAATTCAAAATCCTCCACCACACGCCTTGCTTCATAGCCATAGGTAGTTCCTATATAATAATTAGGTTTAGGGGTTCTTTTGTAATCTGTTTTCATTCGCTGTATTTTTTATATAATTTTTTAATTTCATCAAAGCACGTTGCAATACAAGATCCGCAATTTGTAGTAGGACTGTAATTAGTTCCATGTATTACGTTATAGGTTTCTATCATTCTTTTTTTAGCTGCTTGATCTTTTGCTCTACCTGTTTTTAAATCCTTCCACATATCTAACACTTCATCTATAATTTCTTTTGGCAAATCATCTGGTGTTTCTATTTCTGTGGTCTTTTGCCATTTACCCTGACTACAACTCATAGGTGCTAAACGTGCCTTCAGCTTCATAAAGCAGCCACAATCTTTACAAGTTCCTGTTGGCTTAAAATAATAAACGCAAGATTTACATATTTCTATGCGATCCTTGTAGATTCCATTTGGTACTAGAAACTTCATATTTTCTTATTAACTTTTTCTTTTTATCAAAAAGATCATTTGGATATGAAAATCCGAACTGCATTACAAAAATATCTTTCTTTTTTGGATCATACAGTTTCATCAAGTTCTTTTTTAATTATTTCTCTTACTTTGTCTATTGTCGTAAATAAGCTATTCCTACTGATCTTTGTCTTAGCTGCTAATGAATCTAAGGTGTTGCCTTCATAATAATACAACTTAAATAATTCTGCATCATACCAATGCAAAGTGTCTAAAACACAATCAATCTTTTCTAGCTTATTAAGTTTTTCGTGATCTATTTCCTCGTTTGGAAAGTTTGATATATCTCTATAATGATAACTGCCAGATACTGTAAAATCATCAACGCTGGTACGATTAGTAGAATAAATAGTGCTGTCAATATGCGTGTAATATTTTTCATACTTATAATAGAAGTTACTCCTTGTACTTGTTAATGCCCTTCTTAGTGCTACTGCTCCATATCTTGTTAATCCATCTATCCCATCGTTATCATAAATTTTTTTAATTACAGAGGGATTTGCTTGAAGGAGATAAAGCATCAGCTCCTGGACAGCTTCATGTATTTTGTTTTTATCTTTAGTAATACCGTAAGCCATTGTCCTAAATTTATCTGTCAGCTTTGATATTTCTATATAGATCTCAGTCATTGGTTGGTTCTAGTTTATCTAGTTTGTCTACCGTTTCTTGTAGCATTTGATCTAAGACCACCTTGTAAGCCCTGACTACCGCTGCATTGCCTTTAGTTTCTATACCTGCAAAAAAGCCGCTAGTCATAACTGATACATTGATTGGCATAATCATTATCCAATCATAAAAATTGTTCTCTCTAACTCCTGTGCCATATCCATTTGAATAGTCTATTATTAATTGTAATACTTCTAAATAATTATTGTATTTTGTTTTCGTTGCTATTTCTTGAGCAAACTGTTTGCACATCTCAACATATATTTCAATGATCTGTTTATGATTCTCACTTGAATATATTGCATTTTGCATATTCAAATTTATAATAAAAATTTATTCTATTCCCTTTTCTTTTTTTAATTTATCAACAAGGCTTTTGTAATAACTAATCTTTTCATCATAATCTACTCTAGAAAATTTTACTATTGTCTTGGCTAAATATTGCAGTTCTTGAGCTGTGCCTTCTCCATACTTATGGTCTAATGCTAAAGCAAACTTATACTGCTCTCCTTGTTTAAACATATTACAGCCTACGCATTGTGGTTGACAATTAACTTCATCGAATCTTGTAGCTAAAAAACTTCTTGACTGAAAATGCCCACATTGCATTCCAGATTTATAATGCTTAACACAGCCGCAAGTATAACATTGAACCATTCCTTCAGCAGTTGCATCTCTTAGCCTAATAAAAAGACTAAACCATTTATCTAGTTCTTTTTTGAGTTTACTAATAGACTTCATATCCTAAGTCTTGTTTCCATTTATCTTGGATCTTACCCTTTCTTGCGGCGTATATCTTACCCCTTAATTCTGGACAATCCTCTTGTAGTTTTCTACGCATTCTTTCTATTGTCTTTAAGTTTGTCAGTTTGTTATTAGCAAACATCTGCATGAATTCTAATCCATTCATTTTATTAGGATCTATTTCTTTACGCTTTAATTCTTTCCACCAATAAGCAGCAATTAACATATTATCATTATCTCTTAAATGTGGTTTAATGGTAAGTAATTCTCTTACAATTTCTTTAGTTTTCATTCTTTTAATTTATAGTTAATATGTAGTAAAACTGCTATTATTATTACCCAACCAATCATCTTGTTAAGTTTTAAAAAAAAGAGGGAGATAACCTTTACAAAGTATAACCTCACAAATTAATTTTTATATTAGTTTTAACCCTCTTTTTTATGTTAATAATTTAATTTTCTCTTGATAATAAGGTACATCCTCTTTTGGCATATCTAGTTTTTCTACCTGATAGGTTGCAAAGTCGCACATTTTTTTCATAGCATATACCCACTTGTAAAAAGTTCTTATATTTAAAAACGGTTCATCTTTTGCAAATCTTACACCGTAATGAAAAGCATCTTGGATCTGGTTGAAGCTCATGTTACCGAATCTATTTTCTTTAATTAAGTCTTGAGCAAATATCTTACTAAGCGTAGCCATAGTTTGTGGATCTGTTTTATGCCCTATTTCTACTGATGTCTTAGCAACTAAGTCTAATACTTTTTCAGTCAAGTCTTTTACGTTTTCTTGTTTAAGTGGTTTCATAATTTAATGTCTTTTATAGTGTCATCTAATTCATCTAATCTCCTGTTTACTTCATCATCAACAAAATCCTCTATAAAAAAATATACAGTATCTAATATATCAGCAGGACATAATGAATAATCTTGTAACTGATGTAATTCATCAAGTAAATCCTCATGAATAAATTGTTCTAATTCTGGATGCATAATTATAATAATTTTTTTGCTTCTTGCCAAGCGCTAATTTGTGAGTCTAGCTTTGACATTGATTTAGGTTTCTTTGTTTCTCTGCGTTCCCAAGTCCTTACTGCAGCTTTCCAGTCTTTCATTTTATTCTTTCCTATTTTCCAATCTTTGCTTTCATAAAAATCTATAAACGCTTCTGCATCTATATTATTATTACGTTCTTTACAATAACCTTCAATTTGATCAATACTTGGTTTTTTAAAACGCTCCTTTTTATTACTATCTGTAAGATTAGTATTATTTATATTTATATTAGTATTATCTCTAAACTTATTTTGTGTAGGCTGCTTAATTAATTTTATGTGCCTAGACAATATTTCTTTAGTACCCTCCTTAAAAATAGTTGTCCTTGTTATAAACTTATTATCCACTAAACACTTTAGCCAGTTTTGAATAGATGTTTTACTTACATTGTAAAGAGTTGCAAAGTATTGTGTTGATGCTGTGCATTTACCATTCATATTACATAAAGCAGTTATCTCAGCGTAGAGCAATTTAGAATTAGGAGATAGATTCTTATTGTATCTTACATCTGCTGGGATAACTGCGTAGTAGTTTGGTTTTTGCATTAAATTATTTTTATTGTAAAGTGATAATTTTTGAGTGCTAACTTAACAATTTCTAATTGATTTGAAAAATCAAAGTAAGAAGTTTTTATTACACAAATAGTTTGCCCACTTGTTACTTCTAGTAAAACATCAGAATCTAACTTTTCAACAACACCATTTTGCAGCAAATGACTTTTCATAAAATGCTTATCTGTAAATATTTTCTTACTACCATCAATATCTTTATAGGCCTGATATATTTTGTCAAACGCTGTTCTATATATAATACAATGCTTAAAGTTTTTTTTATGATGACTTTGATAATGGTAAGTTATACACCTATCCCTGTTTAAAACTTTAGCAACTATATGTCTAGGAATATTCTCCTCAGTCAATCCTATATATCCTGCAATAGATCTAACTGCTTGTATGTTTCTTTTTCTAGTTTTAAGCGCTAGAGAACCATTAGGCAATCCCATTACTCTGGTAGCAAGACTGCATAATGCTTTAAAGTTTAATTCGTGAGCCATATTAGAAAGGTTCATTTCCTACTTCTACAAAATCATCTGTATTAACTCCTGAATTATTAAGCCCTATTCTCCAGCAGTCTATATTATTGTAAAACTTGCCTTTGTATTCTCTTGAATATACATTGCAATTTGCAATCACATTATCCCCTTCTTTTAGATTATCCAACAGCCTGATCTTATCTCCCATAAATTTAAGAGCTACTTGATTGTTATAGTCTGATTCAGTTTCTATTATACAAATTTGACTCTCCCATGTTTTACCAGCCTTAGAAGTTCCTGCTTCAGCTTGTAATTTTTTACTTAGTTTTCCTTTAATTTCCATTGTTTTTTATTTTTTAATTAATTCTCTGATTTGTTTTATTGTTTTTCTTGCTTCTATTATTTGCAGCTTTAACGCCATATTGTTTTGTCTTACCCTGGCATTTTCTTTTAACAAGGTGTTAACTTGAGTATCTGGTTCTTGTTTATTAATACTGTTTATAGGTATAGTCATAATTATTTTTTTATTCTTTTGTATAATTTGTAAATTTATTTTTTTTAAAGTCCTCTGATTCATCCTCTCCAAATACACCTAGCTCGTAAAAACCTGTCAGTTTAAGTACTGCTCTAGACATTGCTCTTTTCTCTGCCATTTCCATAACGTACCAAGTATTGCAGTTTCCATCTTTGAATCCACCCTTTAAAGCTGATCCAAAAGTTTGTATTGATGTTTCGCCTTTTAATGCATTTGCTTTTACTACGCAAAAATCCTTTTCACAATTAATTACTTCATAGTCAATAATTATATTTTCTATTGCTTGGATCTTATCAATTCCAGATCTTGTGATAATTATATAGTGCTGATGTTTGAACACATCATCTTTGTCTAGATTATAATGTAAGTATTTTTCTTTGATCTTTTCTGTTTTCATTTTGTTTTTATGTGTTTAATTAGTTGATCTTTTATATATTCTATTTGCTCTGAGTCAATCCATTCTAAAAAGTTGTAAGCATCAAAACATACTTGAAAGTCTTGACCATATTCATCCGTTCCTCTTAGGTATAATTCACCATCACAACATTGAAAAGTATTGATATTATTCATTGCTTTATCTATTAAATCTTTTTCCATTATATTAAATTTATTATTAATGCTTTGTTCTTGTAAGACTTAGCGTATTCTTTTAATCTATCTTTATCGGTGAAGTAAAATGCTTCATCTAAATTAAGCCCTGACTTTTCACAATAATCATCAAGAGCTTTATCTATTTGCTTTCTTGTTCCAAAGATCCTTATAGACTTACTATATTGCTCAATGTCAGCTTCATAGCAGTTGAATTGTCTATTCCATTTGCCTGTTGTTTTATAATCCCCATCAGGGTAAAAATAATACGAATCACATTCTAGTTTCATGTTTAGTAGTTTAATTGTATATGTAATAAAACTGATCCTATAAATAAAATACTCATAGCTACACAGCCTAAGTAAAACTTAACTTGACTAATGTCATCTTTCTTATCTATAAAATAGTTATTAAGATCGTTAATAAATTCTCCCTTTGCATTTTTAGCATACAAAAAGTCAGCAGCAGCCTTTCCGCTTATTATAAATGACTTTCCTGTTTTTTTACTTGTAAATTTCATAATTCTTTTTTATTGATTAATACGAAGCAAAGATACAAAACTTTTTAATTATTAACACAATTGCTTACAAAGTTATTAACAAAGTAATAAACAATAAGAAAAGACTGTACAAGCGATTGTAATACGCTTACAGTATATAGGTATTAAAAAGAAGTGAAAGTGGCTTAGAAGCTATACAGATAGGCTTAAAATAGCTATTATGATAAGCATGTAAAACAAGTAAAGTTGCCAAGAGATTTTGTCTTTCATTATAAAGGCATTGGTTCTAATATAGGGAGCCTGCCATTATCTAGAATAACGCCTACTGCTATAATTGGTTTCTTAGTAAAATTCTTTGCGTAATTTGCTGCGTATGAATTAACATCAAACGCTGCTCCTAATTGCATACTCCATAATAAATTATCTTTGTTTGCGTGATAGATTATGCTAGTTTCAGTATGTATATGACCCTGAACTATTTTAGTATTCCAGTTTATAGCTCTATTAATAGCACCATTTCTACCTGAGCTTCCTGTACCATGTAAATACATTACACCATCCTCGACAAATTTATCTTTCCAAATCCAGCCAGGGGTGCCTAAAACATCATTGAAATCTTTGAGCCATGCTTGAGATAAGCCAGATGCAACAAGTTTTCTTGATATGATAGCATCATGGTTGCCAATGCAAATTGTG